GCCGCCGCCGCCGGTCTGGCCGCCCGTGCCGCTGTCGACCTTGAATCCAGGCGGGGGCTTGTAACCCGGAGGTGCCCAGTAGCCGGACTTGTACCGGTTGGCGATCAGGCGCATCTCCTTGAGGGCGCTCATCCGCACGTTGACGGGCAGCGTGTCGTCGGCGAGGTTGCCCGCCATCTCCTTGTAGAGGGCGGTGTCCTTGTCCGACTGCGGCCCTTCCATCCGGGGCTGGGCCATCGTCAGGTTGCCTGCGATCACCTTCAGCGGCCCGGCGGCCACCATGCCCTTCGTCGAGCCGCCGAAGAAGCCGACACCCTTGTCGACCAGGGCTCCAGCGCCGGACCCGGTGGCGTTGCCCAGGTGCGCCTCTGCGCGGTCGAGCAGGTTCAGGATCGTCTGCGGGTCGGCCGTGCCCTTGCCGCTGCCTGCACCCTTGGCTCCAGCGGCACGGTCCTGGCGATCCGCGTGCGCCATGTCGATACCGTACCGGCGGTCGGCGCTCTGCATGTTGGCGATGGCGGCCGTCTGCCCCAGCATCAGCCGCTTCATCTCCTCCTGCGACTCCATCTGCTGGCGGCGAAGCTCGTTGTCCGACTGCTTGGTGAGGACGTGCGCCCTGGCGTTGGCGAGGGACTGCAGCCGCGCCTGGACGCGGACGATGGCCTTCTCGCGCTCGAAGTCGGCGTCGGGGATGAAGCCCTGGGCTGTCATCGTCCCGCCCGTCACCTTCATCGGTGCTTCGGCTTCGGCGGCCTGCTTCAGGAACTGAGCCTGGAACGGGGCGTACTCGTCCCCGGCCTGCTGCGCCGCCAGGGCGAGCAGCATCTTGGTGTTCCCCGACTCGGCCCGGCGACCGTACATCCGCTCCATCTCGCGCCGGTCGACCGGCTTGAGGAGGTCCTGCTCCTGCTGCTCGGCTTCCTTCTGGCGGCGGACGATGTCGGCGTACTCGGCCGCGAGGGGGTCAGGACCGGCCGGAGCGGGCCGCCCTGGCGCTCCAGCGCCCACGGTGATACCAACCCCGCCTGAGGAGCTTCCAGCGCCTCCTGGGCCGTTCTGAGGGCTCCGACCGGTCGCCATGTCCAGGCCGCCGGTCGGCGGTCCAGCGGGCGGGACCGGTCCAGCGGGCGGGACCGGTCCAGGCGGCGGCCCCCAGGAGCCGGTCTGGCCGCCCGTGTTGGGCTCGGGATCGCCCCAGGACCCCGTGGCACCACCCTGCGGCGACGGGCCGCCCTGGGGCGCACCAGCGGCCTGCCCAGGCGGCAGCACGCCGCCGCCAGGACCGTTGGCGACGAACGACGGCGGGCCGGGCTGGCGCGGCGGCGGGGGCATGCCGGGCGGCGGCATCTCGGGCGGGCCGGGCTGACTCATGTCGGCGAACGAGCCCGGCTGACCACGCAGCGCATTTACACGCGCTGCGCCAGGGCTCGGGGCTTGCTGAAGGTCCCCGAGGATCGTGCTGATTACGTCCTCGTACATCTCGACTCCTCAGGGGCCACCGAAGGTCTGCGTCGGGTCCATCATCGGCGGCGCAGCCTGGGGCATCACCGGGGGCACGGCACCGGGCCGGGGCTGCATCGGGCTGCCGTCGGGATTCTTGCCGATGGCGGCGTAATCCTTGGCCTGCTGCTGCTGCCACTGGAGGTTGGCGAGGTCGGAGCGCCGGTTGCCCATCACGTTGGCCGACTCGTCGTTCAGCCCCCGCTGCTGCTGCGCCCCCATCACCTGACCGGCGACGTTGGCGATGGCCGACAGGGGGTGCGCTGCCTGGACCGTGCGAGCGCCGCCGCCCTGGATCATGCCGGGAAGCTCAGTCGTCTGGCGCAACTGGTTCAGCATCGCCTGCTTCTTGGCGATGCTCTTGTCGGCCGCGTTATGCACGCCCTGGCCCATCAGGTGCTTGAGGAGCATCTCCTCGTTCTGGGGCTGCATGTTCGCAGGCGCTGCCATCGTGATGTCGTCAGCCATCTCTATCTCCTGGGGTTACATTGCCATCGCCGCGATGCCTGCGACCGACCCGATGCCGGACATCAAGCTCTGGCTCTGCTGCTGCTTCGCGTTGTAGGCGTCCATGCCTGCGCTGTACTGGTCCTTGGCCGCGCCCGAGTAGTTGACGCCGCCAGCCGACTGCGAGGCGTTGAAGCTCGGCATCGTCGGCATCGCCACCTGGGCACCGGTCAGCAGCGCGTTCATCTCGTTGAGCGGCATCGCCCGCTTCTGCATCTGCTCGGCGATCTGCTGCTGCCGCAGGGTGTTGGCGTACTGCGAGGCCGACAGGTCCTGCTGGAAATTCTGCTGGTTCGCACCAGACATCATCCCGAAGTTTTGCTGGTTCTGCGCCATGCCCTGGCCGAAGCCCTGGGCTTGTGCCTGATTCTGGAACTGCGCCCCGGCGAGGTCCTGCTGGAACTGCTGGCCCTGGCCCTGCAATTCCATCTGGTAGTTGCGCTGCTGCTCGCCACCGGCCGTCTGCATGGCGTCGAACGCCTGCCGCGACTGGTTGTCCTGCAGGTTCTGCATCTCCTGCTTCCAGGCTTCGCTGCCACGGGTGAGCCCCATGTTCTGCAGCTTGCCCTCAAGCTGGGACATGGCCCGGTCGTTCTGCGGCTGCATGCGCGCCATCAGCGCCTGCTCGGTGCGCTGCCGCCCGAGATCGCCACCGGCCTGGGTGACGTTGGTCTTGCCCAGGTTGCCCATGATGCCCTGGCCTGCACCGCTCGACATGAAGGCGTTGGGGTCCGTCTCGCGTGCCGCGACCGCCTGCCCACCCTTGGCGAGGTTGTTCCAGTCGAATTCGTTCGCCATCGCCTCGCCAGCGCGGCCGATCTGCGCCTGGGCAAGCTGGCTCTTGGCGTTGTCGACGTTCTGCTGGGCGTCGAGCGCCTCCTGCATCTTCGGGTCGACGGTGGTGTTCTGGACCCACTTGGTGACGGTCTTGCCCGTGGCCGGGTCGACCATCGCCTGCGACTCCCACTTCTGGGAGCCCCAGGGTGTTACCTGATCGGGCCGGTTCGCCCAGTCGGCACGGGTCTGCGCTTCCTGGCTCGACGCGGCCGTCTTCTCGGCCATCGCCGAGTAGTCGGGCGGGGGCGGCGGTCCTGACTTCTTGCCCATCAGTGGGTCCTCCGTGGCGCGAGCCACTTGCATTCGTCGCGGCGCATCCGCATGAGGAAGAGCGAGCCGTCGGGGTGAGCGCCGTCAAGCTCGACAACGAGCGAGAACCCCAGGCGGCGGTTGATGTCGAGCGCGACGATATTGTCACTCGGGACGAAGGCCAGGACCTGATTGCAGCCCATGACGTTGAACGGATAGTCGAAGCAGACGTGCAGCATCTTCTTGTCGATCCAGCCGGGCTCGCCTGCCATGTGCATCACGCACGAGGCTTCGTTGAAGCTGTCGAAGCCGACGACGCCGCGCAGGACATGGGGCTCGCGGTCGGAGATCGAGCCGATGCACTGGATGTTGGGCGAAGGCACGAGGCCGATCCGGCTGCACAGCCAGTAGGCGAGGGCGTCCTGCGGCTGGGTCGCTATCACAGCACACCCCCAGGCTCCACCAGCGCCTGCCAGCCGACGAAGATCGTGTCGGCCGATGCGCGGACCTTCATCGCCAGGGCACCGTAGCGGCCGCTGCCAGCAGCGCCGGTCCATGCCTCGTAGCTCTGCCCCTGGCCGGACCAGACGGCCACGTCCCACAGGCCGACGTCCCAGGCTCCCGAGCCCGCGCCCAGGTACGCCGGGATCGAGCCGCTGATCTCAAGGTTCCACTCGCTGTTCAACCCGGCCTGCACGCCAGGAGCCGAGTCGCTGATGAAGCTCGGGCGGACCATGTGGAACCGCTTGACCCGGATGCCCTCGCCCAGCGGCTGGAAGGCGGTCACCACGAGCCCCTGGAGGTCGCTGCCGGGGACGGCGTCGACCTGTCCATCGGTGCCGCCTACGAAGCATTGCCAGACGTTGCCGACGAGATCGCCCGAGAACACCTTGCCGTTGAACGCCTCGACCGTCAGCATCGGGTAGCCGCGCAGCATGGCGAACGCCTTGTTGTTCACCTCGTATGCCCACTGCAGGTTCTCAAGGTTGATCTCGGCCCGGTTGATCAGCAGCAACTGCTCGTGCGGCAGGAACTTGATCTCCCAGTAGCGCACGTCGAGCGAGCCCGCGATCTCGACCGCCAGGGCAGAGTTGATGGCACTGGCGATCTGCGGGTTCTGGAAGAAGCCCTGGCCGCGCATAAGCTCCGACATGAAGCACATGCCGCGCTCGGAGAGCAGTGCGACGTCCTGCTGGTAGTTGGTGAAGAACCGGTTGCCCACCGGCACGCGGCCGATGTACCAGCGGCCGACCACTTGGAAGCTCGCGGCTACAGCAGGATCGTCGCCACCATAGACCAGCACGTCGCCCTGGCTGGCGACGATGACGAACTGGTTCTGGACCCCGACGCCGCTGCTGCCGTCATAGGTCCAGTTGATCAACGCCTGGAGGTTGCCACCGTTGGGCAGCATCGAGCCGAAGTCGAAGGCGGTCGCCGTCCCAGCGTACTGGCCGAAGGGCAAGTACCAGCCACGGGTCGTGTCCTTCTCGATGAACCAGACCCGGTTCTTGTAGACGGTGACGAAGCTGAAGAGGTTGGGATTGATGCCAGCGATCTGGTTGGGTCCGGCACCGAGCGTGATCTGGGTGAACGCTGCGCCGTTGTAAATCCAGTAGCCAGACCCAGGGTTCACCATCAGCATGACGTGGACGCCTGCCGATGTCACGAAGTTGAGCGAGGTCCACTCGCCGACGGGCGTGCCGGTCGGCACGGCCAGCACGGGGGCCGGGACAACGCCAGAGGCCGATGCCGTGGTCACGTCGAAGACATCGCCTGCGGCCGATGCAGCCAGGAGCTTGTTGACCCCCAGCGGCGACAGGTACTTCATGAACGACCGCACCTCGCCCGTGAGGTGGCTCTTGTGGCGCAGGAAGCCCCGGCGCATCTGGCAGCCCAGCACGCGGGGGATGAGGTTCTCCAGCCGGATAGCCGTCTGCGGGTCGCCACCCGGCAGGGGCTGGGTCACGTCCAGGCCGCGCAGCGGCGCACCGAACGGGAACGCCTGATGGTTCTGCGTGGCGCTCGACCGCCTGGGCGTCGTGCGACGGGGTCCTTGGTAGGGAACGAGAGCCATGTCAGTTGTAGTAGGGCTGCTTCTGCGTGCGCTGCTGGGCCAGCCCCTGGGCTTGCGCCTCGCAGTCCTCCAGGGCACCGGACGAGCAGACGTAGGCACCGGCAGCGTTGCGGCAGATGTAGGTCCGGCGGGCAAAGAACGACCCTTCGGCCGGAGTCCCTACGTTGGGATTGGGGACGATTTCGTCGGTCGGAGTGATCACCCAGCCTGGAGGAAGAGTTGCCATTTCGTCACCAGTAACTATCAGTTTTGGCGCATGCCGTAGAGGCTCGCCTCAGGCAGGTTGCCGACGCCGATGTACGGGTAGTCGTGGCGGCCGCCTGCCATGTTCAGGATGTTCGCGCCCTTCTCTGCGCCGATGCGGGAGTCGAAGGCCAGCAGGAAGTCGCGCACCGCAGCGGACGAGTCGAAGCCACGGGCTTCAAGCCACTTCATCCGGGTGCAGAGCGTCATCAGGATGCCGTCAAGCTGGAAGATGTCGCCAGCCTTCGTTGCGACGTTCTTGTACAGGTCGGGGTTGTCCGCGTCCTGCACCAGCGCCTGGGACAGGTACATGAACCTGAACGTCTGCCCTGGCGGCGGGGGCGGGTTCAGGAACCAAAGCTGGCGCTGCCGCATCTGCCACGTCAGCGTGAAGTTGGCGCTGATCGGGAAGACCCGGTAGGTCATCCAGCCCTGGGGCGCGACCGGGCCGACCGCCGGGAAGCGCATCGAGCCGTTCCACTGGGTCTGGTCGATGAACCGGTAGAAGTCGGCCGGGAGAGGGAAGGCCAATTCGCTCGACTCGCCAGGGAGCGGCGGCACCAGCGTCTGGACGGTGATCGTGCCGTCCTTGGTCAACTGGCTCCACTCGTAGGCGTTGAGCATCTCCAGGCTGGCGAGGTTCGCCGCCGTCCGCATCAGGACCATGTTGGGGTCCGCCGACCCGACCGGGTCGGTCGGGACCGGCAGGTTGAGCATGGCGCACACCTGCTGCATCAACGTCTGGAACGTCGAGAAGTTGGTGATCGAGTAGGTGGTAGCCATGCTGTTTCCCCAGGCTTAACGGCCGAAGTTTTTCACGCCCTGGCTGGGCTTGTCCGGCTTGTCCTGCTTGCTGCTGGCGTCCATCTCGGCCCTCTGGCTGCCGATCTGGGCTTCGAGTGCCCTGATGCGCTCCAGCAGCGCCTCGTTGCCGTTGACGGTCAGCAGGTACTTCTTCGCCGCGTCGGACATCTCGCGGGCACCCATGAAGGTCATGTTGGTGTCCGACAGGTTCGCCAACTGCTCGATGGTGCGAATCTTGAAGTACGCAAGCTCCTCGATGTGCGCCTCGGTCAGGAACGGCGCGACCTTGAGCGGCGTGCCGACGACCTGATCCTTGACCCCAGCGATGAACTGCGCCCAGTGCTGCGGGAAGCGCCTGCGGTGGAGGTCCCAGACCTCTGCGGTGACGATGTTGTTCTTGTCGCCGGGGATCATCACGGTGATGAACGGGACGTCCTTGTAGATCGGCCGGTTGGCCTTGTTCGACTCCTCGATGTCGATGCGCGGCTTCATGTAGAAGTGGACGTGCAGCTTGTCGTCGTGCCCCGGCCCCATGCCCGGCGGCAGGCCACCCGGCGCACCGCCGAAGGTACGGGCATCCACACTGACGGTCTGATCGAACTTGGACCAATCGGTGGGGGGCTGGCTGTTCTGCAGGGCTTCAACCTGCTGTGCGTCGAGTGCCATCTGGGTTCTCCTTGTGCGTGGGATGTTGGGAAATCTCGGCTGGCCCATCCCACTGAAGCCTGCAGATTTAAATCAGATGCCGATGGTCGGGACCACCTCAAGGATCAGGCGCACGTCGGTCAATTCGACATCGTCGATGCCGCCGCTGATCTTGCTCGCCCTGACCTCGTACACCGGGTCGCCTGCCACGGGCACGGCGTTGATGACCTCGAAGGAGCCCTCGGTGACGTTGGTGTTGCCCTGGCCGCTGATCGTGCAGCCCCCAGGCACGTTGACCCCGTCGCGGAACAAGCTGAAGACGATCTCGTTGCCCACGTCGCAGGAGATGCCTGCGTAGAAGGTGACGCGGGTGTTCGTCGAAGGCAGCCCCAGGGCGTTGCGCCGAAGCTGTCCGCTGGTCGGGCCGAACGACGTGAAGTCGGCGGTGATCGCCATCAGGTTGGGCAGCACAACCATCACAGGCGTGGTGCCCAGGGCTACAAGGGTGGCGATGTCGGCACCGAGCGCGCCGAACCCTGGCGTCATCGTGTCGATGAAGTCCTTGATCATCGTCCGCACTGCGGCGGCGGTGATCTGGTGCGAGGCGTTGTCGGGCAGCGTAGCGTCAGCCTGAGCCTTCAACGCGAACATTGTCTTGCGTGCCATCACGGGCTCCCGTTGTCGAAGGCGTTGTCGAAGCCCTGGTCGAAGGCTCCAGGGCCGATCACTGGCGGGACGACGCCGTCGCTGATCGAGAGGAAGCCATCGGCGGTCAGCGGCAGCCCTGCGTACCAGTAGACCGGCACGTCGAAGCTGATGCGGACCTGACCCTTGTCGTTGGTCAGCGGGCCGCTCTGGGGCACCAGCGGGTTGCTGCTGTCAGTGAGGCTGCCGTCGTCGAGGTAGCCGATGGCCGCGAAGTAGAGATCGGGGTCAGCGCCTGCGGCTGCAACAAGGCCACCGTCAGCCCCGATGGGGGTGCCCCCGTTGAAGTCGAGCGGCGGCCCGCCCGACAGGATGATCCTGCCAAGGTCGTCGAACTTGAGGACGCCGGATACCAGCATGTCAGGCTACAGCGGTGTAGGCGTGGAGGGTGTCCGACTGCTCAAGCTGGGCACCCCAGAGGTACACGCCGCTGGTGCCGTTTCCGTCGTAGGTGGTGTTGAGCCCGGTGTCGACCAGCCACACGTTGAGAGAGGACGACACCGACAGCGGCTGCGTGGGGATACGCATCCAGAGCCGATACCAACCGTTGCCCGCGTCGATGATCCCGGCTACAGCCGGTACGAGGTTCGCCCTGCCAGCCCAGACGACGGTCCCGGTCAACAGGTCGACGATCATGTCGCCCAGGAAGGTGATGTTGGTCGCGGCACGCAGCCTGATCCGCGTCCGCTCCCCGGCCTTGGCGTAGATCGACCAGATGTAGTTCGCCTCGGCCACCGTCGTGGCGGCCGTGCCGTTCAGGGTGTGGGTGTTGTTGGCGGTCGCATCCTCGACGAGCTTGTCCGCCGTCAGCGTGAGGTCCGGCGCTGCAATCGCGTTGGCGGTGACGGACGCACGAGTCTTCGTCCAGACGGCGTTCTCGAACAACTGCGTCTTCGTCAGGATGTTGACGCCGGGCAGCAGCACCGGGGGCAGGGCGTTGGCGATGGTCGGGCAGACCACCGACGCAGCCTCGACAGTCGCCGCAGCAGCACCGATGGTGGTGCTGCTGTAGGCGTCGGTAGACGTGCTGTACGGAGCCCCAGGCTTCTGGTAGATGTCCGCTACGGTGTCCGTCGACATGGCGGACCCTTAGGCCGGTGCGGCGCTGGCGGTTCCGAAGGAGCCGAACACCGACTGGCCGGTCACCAGGGCAGAGCCCGAGCGGTTGCTGTAGCCCGTCTCGACCGCAGCGCCCGTCGCCACCGCGCCGGTTGCCGTGACCATCTTGGTGACGAAGCCCGTGTAGGCCGGTCCTGCGCCAGCATCGCGGCTGCCGCCCTGGCCGCCGCCACCGATGCCGTAGCCCGCCGTGTACGGGTTCGACGGCGCGTCGGCAGCGTTGGTGCTGCGGCCGCCGCCGATGTACATATACGTCGAGTTGGTGGTGGCGGTGCCGTCCGGCTTGGTGTTGCCGGGGGTGTAGTCGTCGTTGAAGCCTGCGGCGACAATGGAGGCGGGGGCCGTCAGTCCGATGATCGGCGGGGAACCGAACCCGATACCGGTACTGAGGCCACCCGTCGAAGCGTTGCCGCTCGCAGCGAAGCCGCTGCCAGCGGGAAGACCGAGATAGGGGACGTCGACGTCGCGGTCCTTGGGCGAGCCCTTGGGACCGGAGAGGAGGTCGAAGATGGTGAAGTTGCCCAGGCTCGGGTTGGCGAGGTTCTGGACCAGCGTGCTGCCGGAAAGTCCTGCGGGCATCGTGTTCTCCTGAAGCTGAAAAAGGGCCGGGGCCGAAGCCCCGGCGTCAAGGAGATCAGCCGCCGACGAGGCGACCCTGGAACTGGCGACCGCTGCAAGTCAGGTTGCCCGCCCAGGCCAGGATGCTGACCTCGGCGTCCTGATTGACGGCGTACCGCTTGTTGGGGTCCAGGGCGACCATGTCACGAGCCGAGTGCGGCCGCAGGAACAGGTACTTGGTGTTCAGGAAGAACGTCGTGTTGGCGGTGTTGAAGCCGCCGATGCCGCCATCCAGAACCACGTCCGCGTCCATGAACTTGATGGACGGGAACCCCAGGTTACCAACATCGGGCGAGGTGAACCGCTGGATCGCCTGCAGCGATGCCATGTAGGTGCCCCAGGCCACGTTGTCCTGCACCAGCAGGTCGGGCCGGTCGGTGCCGCGCACGAGACTCGCCCACATCGTGTTCATAAAGCCCTGGATGTTGGCCGCCGTCTGCGCCACCGTCAGCGTGTACTTGCTGGTCCAGAAGGTCCACGTCGAGCCGACGATGCCACCGTAGGCGGTCGTCTGCGAGGCGGGAGCCAGCGCAGGCACCGCAGCCGCAAGACCCGTGAGGGACTTGCCACCGTAGGTGGTGCCGTCGCTATAGATGCCCTCGGCCATCAGGTTCGCCATCGTGCTCTCGGCGACGTTGATGCGCGCTTCGAGGAGGTCGATCATCTGCTCCTTGCCCGCGTTCTGGATTTGCTCCAGGCCGGACATGGTGACCGGGCAGGCAAGCTGCTTGATGTTGAACTCGGCGGCGCTGATGACGTCGCTCGCTGCCACCGGCAGAAGGTCGTACCCCGAGTACCAGCCGCCGTTCGCGTTCTGCGCGAAGGAAAGCTCTTGGTAGATCACGTTGCCGCCCGAGAACGGCTTGCGATTGCCGCGCTGGTCGAGCTTCATGTACAGGGCGTTGTTCTTGGTCACGTTGTCCGCGATCTTGCGGGTGCGTGACTGGATCGTCGTTGCGACGATGTCCGAGACGTTGGGGAAGGCCATTGAAATCTCCGAATGAAGTTGTACCCTGCATTTACATGCAGACCGTTCTCATCCGCCTTTCGATGGCCGTTGCCTGGGGGTGTCGATGGCCGCGTTGCGGTTCTACTTCCCCCGGCTCGGTTCTACGAGCTTCAGCTATACCCCGAGTGAGCCGAGATGGCCGCCTCGATGCTTTCGCGGATCGACGACGGTTCCGGGCCAGCCGGATTGCCAACAGGAGCGGTGCCCCTGACGCTGACCGCTGCGGAGCGAGCCCGCTGGGCGTTCTGCGTCAATTGCCGGGCGTTCGCACCCTGCTGCCGTGCGAGCATAACCTTGGAAACCTCCGGGTGCAACATCGCCGCCTGCTTATAGGCGTCGGCGATGCTGATGTCGCGGCCCCGCCGCTCCCCAAGCTCGATGATGTCGGCCATCTCGACCCGGAGGTCGTTGAAGAATTCGTTGGCCGGGTCGGCCGCGAACTGCTCAAGCTCCGACCGTGCCTCGCCCTCGGCAGCCTGGACCAACTGGTTCTGGCGGCTCTGGGCGGCTTGGTACAGGGGCGCGAGCGCCTGCTGGACTGCCTGCTGGACGTACTGCGGGTTGGACTGCTGCTGGCTGCTCTCCGGGGGAGCCTGACCGACCAGGGCAGCGTCGAGCGAGGCGATGTCGACCCCGTAGACGCGGACGATCTGCGCCAGGGTGCTGGCCTTCTCGTACTGGGTGCCCGAGCGCAGCGTCTGGGTGACCTGCATCAGGTTGCGCACGGCCGTCAGCGGGTCGACCCCTTCGGCCTGGATCGTGCCCAGGAAGGGCTGGATCGTCTGGGTGAACCGCTCGGCGATGTTCCTGGCCGGGGCCATCTCGTTGACGTAGCGGGCCATCTCCGACTCGCGCCGGGCGATCTCCTGCTGCACGGCCGGGGCGACGGTCTTCCAGTGCTCACGAGCCCCAGGCGACCATGACGCCGGAGCCTGCAGCGCAGGGGCCAGCGGCGCGGGCTGGATGGGCGGCAGCGCCCCGTTCGTCGGCCCGGTGGGGCCAGGGGTGCCAGGAGTCGCTCCAGGCGCTCCTGCGGCCTTCTCGGCCTTCGGGATGAACCGACCCAGCGAGTCGCGGTCGCCCTTCGCCTGGACCTGGGGCTCCCCGGATTGGCCCTTGTCCACCCCAGTTGGGGTGGGCTCGGCCGCAGGAGCGGTAGGCTCGGCCGACGCCCCGGTATCGCCACCTTCGCTCTCGATGGCGCTCTCGATGGTCGAGCGAAGGTCGGGGCCGTCGTCCACGGCGTCGTCATCAGGTCCCATAGGTTCTCCTTGTGGTTTACGAGCGCGAAATAGGGGCTACGCTAGCTAGGCGTGCAGGCGCAGCAGGCCGGACCACTGGACCAGCCAGATGATCAGGACGATGGCTGCCACGGCGATGATCACCGTCTTGAAGGGGGGCGGCATCGGGATGTAGGTGACGATCAGCCAGACGATCAGGCCGAAGACGGCCAGAACCAGCAGAACGGTCAGCAACGAGGTAATAGTCATCTCAGGCTCCCTTGGCTCGGGCGAACGCCCGCTCAATATCGTTACGGGTAATTGCACCGGTCCCCCGTTCGCCGCGCCGGTAGGCTTCACGAGCCTTCTGCGCCTTCGCCCAGGTTTCGGTGTAGTCGTCGGCGGTCGTCAGACCATGCCTGTGCATGTACTCCCGGTGCTTCGATCTCGATGAGATGTCGGTGCCGTCCTGGGCACACACCCCGATGTAGTGCCGGTCGCCTGCCAGGGCGTTGTCCAGAGCATTTACACGCGGACCCGGCGGGAAGTAGCGGTCGGCCACCTCGCCGCAGCAGATCAGCGGCCTGGGGCTCCTGAGGTGGTCCGAGATCGAGCGGACGACATCCAGGGTCTTCTCGCACTTGGCGCAGCGGAAGGAATAGGTCGGCATCTACGGTTCCTCGTCGCGGAGAGCGTTCACCAGGGCTGAACCGCCTGCGGCTGCAGCGCCTGCGGCTCCCATAGCCCCAGGCGTGGCACGTCCCAGGTCGGCCTGCCGCATTATCACCAGATCGCGTGCCTTCTCGGGGCTGACGCCCAGGCGCTTCGCCGTCCGCATGATCAGTTGCGAGATCAGTTCCAGCTTGGGTGCTCCGATGGGCGAGGTGACGCCGGTCGCGTGCGACCCGGCACCCCAGACCAGCCCCTGGCCGCCGACACCGCTCAGACCGGCGGGCTCGGCCACCTTCTCGCGGAACATATCGCCGACGATCTTCATCTCGGGGATGGTGGCGCTGGCGCGGGGGACGTCGAGCATCCCCTTGGTCTTCGTCCAGTTGCGGGTATCGGGCAGGCCGACGATGCGGGAGAAGTGGGCGTCACCGATGGGGTGCTCGGTCTGGAAGCCCGTCTCGGGGACACCTGAGGCTTCAATGTAGCTGGGCACCTTGGCGCTGCCCATGTCCGGCGTCATGTCGTTCTCGATCATCGTCTGCATCGGCTTTACGTGCGCCGTCTTGTGGTTCATGTGCCCAGGGATGTGCATCATGTCCTGGGGATAAGCCCCCTGCTCCAGCAGCCCCTTGCGGGTCGGGTACGGCATCCCTCCGTACTTGACGAAGTCGTCCCACCGGCCTTCGCCGTGCAGCCGGTTGGCGGCAGTGCCACGGCGAAGCTCGGTCAGCACCTCGCTGCTCGGGCTCGACATCCCGGTGAAGTTGTTGAACCGGTTGTACTCCTCGACCGCCTTCTCCGGCCCCCAGAGCTTGACGTACTGCTGGAACATCGGGTCCATGACGTACCAGGGCACCATCCCCTCGGCCAGATCGGAGCGGTTCAGCGCCTCGTGGGTGATGTCCTGAAGCCTCTGGATGTTGCGCGGGTTGGAGACGGCCAGGGCTGCCTCGTTGGGCTTGCCTTTGTCGCTGGAAGGGTACGGGTACTCGGGGGTGTTGCCCCTGCGGCTGCCGCCTTCGGAGATCGCCAGCAGGTCGCCACGGTTGACCCCGAACAACTGCTTCATCGCCGGGTCCTCGGGGGCGACCTTGGCGCGAGCCACAAGCTCCTTCGGGTTGTCGTACACGCCAGGGTAGGACACACGCTGCGGGTCCTGCACCGTGGCGATGCTGCGCGGCCGCCCGGCAGACTCGACGGCGGCCTTGCTCGCGTTCTCGGGGTCGAGCCCCTCGCGCAGCAGCCGCGCACGGCCCGACGCCAGCGTCGTCGCCTGCTCGGCGGCGCGCATGGCGCCCTTGGCCTTGCCCGGCCCTGGCGCGGCTTCCACCAGCCCGACCATGCCCGCCGCCATCGCAGGGTTCTGCATGGCGTACTGGTCCCAGCCCTCGCCTGCGGCCTTCGCGCCGGGGACGTTCTTGGTCGCCCAGTCTCCAGCACCCTTGATGGTGCTGCCAAGCTCCTGCAGCCGCTGCCCGCCGCGCTCGGTGACCGGGGCGCCGCCCCAGGCATTTACACGCTCGATCTGCTCGGTGGCGTCGGCCAGCGACTGGTCCTTGCCCTTGCCGCGCAGCAGGGACGCGATGCCGGTGCTGGCACCGGTCAGCCCTGCCACGGGCTGCTTGGCGAGCCCCCAGAGCAACTGGCCGGTCGCGTCGGCCTGACCGGCGACCTCGGTCCCTGCCTCGCGCAGGAGGTCACTGAGGCGCGACATCTTTCGCCTCGGCGTAGCCGGGCTCGATGGCCGCGCCAGCGGGCGCTGCGCCACCGTGCGCCGCTTCCCAGGCGACCTTGTCGTCGTAGGTCGCGCCGCCGGTCGAGAATCGCTGCGGCATCGCCTCGGCAGCCTGGGGCTCCAGATAGGCACCCTTCTCGGCCTTCTTCTCCAGCTTGGCCTGCTCTTCGAGCGCCTCGCGCTCGTACTTCTGCTGGATCGGATCGGTTTCCTGCTCGACGAGCTTCTCTTCCTTCTTGGTCATGGTGCGCTCCTACTGCATCAGGTTGGGTGGCGGTCCTTGCGGGCCGGGTTGCGGGGGACCTTGGGGGCCAGGGGGCTGCGCGCCGGGGGGCGGCAGCGCGCCCTGGTCGGGCTTGGCGTCGACGCCGATCATGGCGCGTTCCAGTTGCTGCTGGCCTGCCTTGGTCAGGTTCAGCACTGCCTGAGTCTTGTCCTTGACGGCCGTCGCCATGTTCTTCTTCACCGTCGACTCCTCGATGGGGTCGGGGCGCTCCTTCTCCGGGTCCGGCTGCTGCGCGGCGGCGATGGCCTGATCCAGCACCGTCTCGATCTCCTTCGAGACGCGGAAGCCGCCCAAGCCCCACTTCATCATCTGCAGGACGACAGGGCCAGCCTGGGGCTTGGCCTGGATGAGGGGAGTGACCGCCATGACGAACGAGCCGACCGCCTCCATGAACTGGCTGCGGCTGTCGCGCTCCTGCGCCCAGTCGACCATCGCCATCGTCTCGCTCTCGACGCTGATCCGGTAAAACTTGTCGTCGCCGGACTGCTTCAGGAATTCGATGGCCTGGGGAGCCATGTCCTTGTCGGGGCTGTGCTCGATGTTCGACCGCTGCATGATCGTCTGCGGCTGGAACCGGTCGCAGATGATCTGCGCCCTGATGCGCTGGCCGCCAGCGACCCAGGCTCCAATGTGCTGCTGCTTGAACTGCAGCCGGTTGCCGCCGAACTGCGCCTTGAGTTGCTGCGCGCCCAGCGTCTCGTCGGGGTTGGTCATGCCGCGCATGATGTCGCCGATGCCCAGCACCTCGTAGAGCGCACCCTTGATGATGTCGCGCTGCTGGGTGAGCTTCTCGATGACCGCAGCGATGATCTCGATGGGGACGAAGTCCATCTGCCCCTTGAGCCCGCCCTTCTCGGCGAACGCGGCCCAGTTGTCGACCGGGATCATCTGGTTCTCCATGCCCTCTTGGAAGACACGGCCGATAGGGGTGCTGTTCTTGTCGTAGACCCCGACCACCTTGCAAGCCTTCGTCAGGTACTTGATCCGGGTCGAAAGCTCGTCGATCTGGGCGTACTGGTCCTGCGCCAGCAGGTAGTCGGCGCGGGGGATGAACTTGCTGGTGGTCAGGTTCGCCATCAGCGGCTGCGGGCACGGGAAGAAACCCTTGAGCTTCAGCGGGTCCTTCTTGTAGTCGCAGATCAGGTTGAAGCCCATGACGTGCCAGTAGGCGCACTTCGTGGTCTTGTCCCATATCTCGAAGACGCCAGCCTTCTCCCACGGGTCGTTGATGTGCCCCAGGGCATCAGCCTTGGACTTCTGCTTGCTGACCGGGATCACCTTGCCGATCTTCTCGCCGAACCGGGCGATAAGCTCCTCGCGGTTCATGTACACGCGGCGGGCGACCCAGCGAACGTCCTGCCAGACCCTGGCAGGGCTCCACCAGAAGTCCTCCCAGTAGACGTAGTCGGCCGGGGCGTCCTCGGAGGTGATCGCCTCGTACTCGACCGGCTCGGCCAGGACATCGCCGGTCGTCGGGTCGGTCACAGCCTCGGTCTTGGCCTGCTCAGTCTCGACCTCGTACCTGTACCAGACCTGACCCAGGCCGACGATCAGGTAGTCGCCGACCGCCTGCCTCGTGATCTCCGGGTAGGTGCTCTCGTCGTCGTCCTCGCAGTCGTTGTTGAGCATCCGCTGCAGGATGTTGGCTGCCACGCGGCTGACGTCGTCCTCGGAGTCCTTGTGCGTGTTGCTGACGTCGACGTTGGGTGGCTTGGCATACAAGGAGGACTTCAGCACCTCGATGTTGGACCAGAACAGGTTGAACTTCGAGTCCGCCTCGTTGAACGCGGCACCGTCGCGCTCGTCGAGGTACTTCTGCACCAGCTTCTTGGCGGTGATGTGGAACTTGGAAAGCTCCTTCTTGGAAGCCTGAAGCTCCCGCTCCCAGCGGACAGCTAGCTCGGTGGGGCTCTTGCCCTTGTCGCGCTCGGGCACCAGGGACTGATCGCCGGGCTTTTTGCCGTCGTGGATGTCCTTGTATTCCCTGCCGTCCCCGGACTTTTCGTCACTGGTAGTTGCGGCTTCACCGTAAGTTGCCATCAGAGTCGTCCTTGGGTCGAGTGCGTGCCGACAGTCTCGTGGAGTTGATCCAGGGTGAACGTGTGACTGAGCGGCGGCACGATTATGGTCTTCTCGGGCGGCGGGGGCTCGATCTCGACGAGCTTGGCAGCGCCTTCCATGAACGCATCGGCCGGGTGGCTCGACCAGTCATGCTCGGGCTCGGCGCGGAAGGTCTTCGTCTCTTCGTCGTACTTGAAGTGGTACGCCCTCAGAGCCTGGAGGAGCGGAGCGCAGGGCTCGTTGTTGCTGATCCTGACCCGGCGCAGCATCAGCCGACCGGCGTTGATGCTGTCCTGCTTCTTCCTCTGCTCATTTACACGCACGTCGCAGCCGCCCCAGGGCCGGTCGGCCAGGAACGTCTCGACCACGCTGCGCTTCGAGGCGAAGGTCTTCGCCCTGGCGTCGTGCGGCAGGATCAGCACATCGGCACGGGGCTGCTTGTTAAGCCTGGGTATCCACTCCTCGGCGTCCATGCCGCTGCCGTCGTCGTAGTGGAATATCTCGAAGCCGCCGCGCATGCGCTTCCACCAGATGAACGCGGCCTTGTCCCGGTAGCCGATGTCGGAGGTCACCCAGACCTCGTCGTTGGGTCCTGGCCGGTCGACGAAGCAGATGCGGCCCTGCTTCTCCATCTGCTCGACGTAGCGGCCGAAGATCGCGCCGACGTTCGCGGCGCTGAAGTCGCAGTCGTACTCCTGCCGGTATAGCTCGTCGGGCATCTCGCGGCGCTCGTCGTCGAGCACGCCCTGCGGGATGTGCTGCGTCTCGCCGACGCCGACGTGCGAGTGGAACCAGTGGTCGCTGGACTTCGCCAACTGGATCAGGTCGTGGAAGTGGTTGTAGCCTCGGGGTGTGCTGATGAAGGCTGCCCAGCCGCCGTTGCCCGCGAGCATCGGCCGGAACATCGACCACGCCCTGGGATCGCTCAGGGCCGCCTCGCTCATCACGATGCCGAAGGGGTTGGAGCCCACCAAGCTGTCGTAGTAGTCCGAGCCTACAAGCTGCCAGATCGCCCCAGAGCGCAGGGTGATCTTCATCTCGGTCTTGTTGGTGTCCTCACGCAACTGCTTGGGGAACACCACGTCCAGGGTCTTCCTGCCCTGGTTGTCGAAGCCATCCCAGACGACCTTCCTGGCGTGCTTGTGCGTCGGCAGCATGTGGAAGTACATGCCAGGGCGCTCGAAGCTCATCTTCGCTGTCTGGTGCAGCATGGTGAGGTCCTTGCCGAACCGACGAGGCCAGCAGCAGGCCGCACGCAGCCCGCCGTGGTCGTAGTACCGCATCAGCGCCTTCTGCAGGGGCCGTGCGGTGAAGCCGTTGGGCAGCGTGATCTCAGCCATAGTCGGGATCGCTAGGCGTGCCCGCCAGCCACCAGACCCAGGTCACCCCGCCGATGAAGCCGACGATGCCCGAGAGCAGCACGATGGTGCCGATGAAGAAGATGTCATCCACCGCGCTTGCCCTTCCACGTTGCCCACCGGTCGAAGACATACATGCCTGCAGCGCCTGAGAGCACGCCGATGAGGAAGTCGAGCCCGTAGGTCCACCAGGGATCGTTGACCACGAGCGTGATCATGCTGCGCACCACGCGATGAGGGAGAGCAGCACGGCCACGATGACGAACGCCAGCAGCCGCAGCATCAGGCCGCGCCGATCCACATCGAGGGCTCGACCTCGCCAGCGTCGAGCACCTCGGCCGCACGCTCGCCGATCACCTCGGTCGGCAGCCTGTGCCAGTCGCAGTCGCCATCGAGGCGCACGAGCCCTGCATGCTGTAGCTCGAAGCTGCGCAGGCTGCAGTAGTTCACCACCTCGTGGAAGCGGTGCGTGCCGTCGACCACGTCGAGCACGAGCAGCGTGCCCCCAGGCCGCAGCATCGAGCGAGCCATGCGCAGCATCGCAGGCACGTCGTCGACGTGGTGCAGCGAGTAGCCCATCACCACGAGGTCGTACCAGCCCAGCCGCCCAGGCAGCGCAGCGAGAGGCGAGCGCATGTCGCACTGCACTCGCTCGCCAGGGCAGCGAGAGCGCACTAGCTGCGCCCTGGATGCGTTGACCAGGGTGAACTGGACGTCGGGTCGTGCCGTCTTCCAGTACGCCTCCATGCCTGCGATGCCGGAGCCCAGGGACAGCACGCGACCAGCGTGCGGGACATTTACACGCTGCAGCACCATCAGGCTGTGCGTGCGCTCGTCGCGGTCGAGCAGGAACATCTGGAACACCGTCTGGCCGTGCTCGATCAGCCAGTCGGTCACCCTGGCGACCAGCGACTCGTCAGCGTAGAGCGGGTGACCGTCGGGCGGCCAATTACCAGTGACGGAATGGGAACGCTCGACGTCCTTGCCGTTGGGGTGCAGGACCGTGCGCCAGCCCTTCAGCGCCGCTACATCGTGCTGCTCCATGCCTCAGGCTTCCTTGCGTATGACGACCGTCAGCGGGCCGCCGCCTTCGCCGACGACCTCGGACCTGTTGAGCTTGGGCGCTGCGAATTCGGCAAGCTGGGCCAGGAGCCTCGCAGCGCCCGCAGGATCGGGCGGCCGACCGGGGATGGTCTTGCCCCCGACCTTGCGATTGCGCGAGCCCTCGGCCGTCTGCTTGAGCCACAGGGCGACGTTCTCCCTGTTGTCGTCGAGCAGCGCCTGCACCGTCTCGCGGAAGGCGACCGTGCTCTTGTTGGGCACGCCGGGCTTGCGCCCGGCGCGGTTCAGGTTGCCGACAGGGTCCGACAGTTTTTCGTCGTCGCCCGGTGAATGAGGGGTTGACATGCGCGCAAATGTACCCCCAAACCGCGCTAGCACCACCCGCCCCATCCGCACCAGTGGTTCTCCCTGGCGATTGCGTCAATTCCCGACCGATCCCCTGGCCCCCCTTCTACCTTCCCTCTCCACGTCTACTGTGGAGAGACTAGTGCCAGTAGTGCTACCGGGCGTAGAGGCTCTTTTGCAGGGTGGTGCTGCCCACTGGTGCCACTGGTGCCTGCCGGGCGTAGCCCACACTGGTGCTGCCCTTTCCGGTACTTTCGCACGCCAACCCAGACAAACGGTAGCCTGAGGCTCCAAATATCACTAGAATACAAGCTTGACACCACCACCAAGCGGAGCTTCCAGATGACACAGTCCACCGATCAAGCAGCGTTCGTCGGCCCCCTGCCCAAGGCCAAGCGCGGCCGCCCTGCCAAGCATGCCGACGCAGCCGCTCGCCAGCGCGCCTACCGTGAAGCCAACAACGTCAAGACCCTGCGCCTCGACGGCAAGCTGGCCCCGACCATCGCCGAGCTTGCCGAGCAGTTCGACACCACCGAGACGCACGTCGTCAACAACATGCTGCGCTTCGCCCTGGCGAACTACAACTGGAAGCAGTGCGGCATCGGTGGCTGGGCCATCAGCGACAAGCGCGTGCGCGGCGGCAAGTGGGCTGCCCCGGTCGTCGACCTGTCCGCCCTGGACGCCGAATTCCCCCTCGTCAAGTGATCATTTAAAGCCTCAAGGAGCACACCATGAACGCACCCGCCTGGACCTTCGACAACACCTCGATGGTCGTCGTCGTCGGCCACAACCCAGAGAACGCCGACATCACCAACCCGACCGGCGCGATCCACGGCGTGCTCAACTTCGTCCGCGCCTACAACGAGCACGGCGACACCCGCGAGCTTGCCGTGACCTCCGGCTCGCTCGACCCGATGCTGGCCGCCATGACCCTGGCCGACCGCCTGAACCGCCGCATGTCCCTGGGCAAGCTCCCGGTGGGCTTCGACCTCTGGCCCGCCGGTCGCCCGATCTACGGCTCCGACGCCTACGTCGAGTACGGTCAGGCCGACGACCTCGCCATCGAGGAGCGCGAGCGCGACGACGAGCGTTGGGCTCGCATCGGCGGCTGATCAGCCTCTTCCCTCACCTCAACCCTGGAGCTACACCATGAAGACCCTGCAAGTGATCTGGAACGGCCGCGAGGTCGGCACCCGCAAGACCGACCGCAACTACACCTGGGCGCTGGTCGCCCACTCCTTCGACGAGAAGACCTTCCGCGCCCGCTGCGAAGCCTCCCAGGCCAGCCACTGGTCGAGGGAGTACCTCGACAAGACGTGCGCCACCAGGGCCACGCCCTGGGTCATCTCGTACCACTCGACCGCCGAGCTTGCGCACGCTGCGGCGGTCGCCAAGTCCCTCAACTGGCTGTGCTGCAGCGTCTCGGTGGTGCCTGTCCAGACGAAGGCCGCCAAGGCGCGCAAGACCCGCCCGGCCACCGAGCCTTCGGGCGTCTGCGGCTGATTAACGTCACTGGGAATTATGTCGGCCCCCTTGACCAGGGGGTTGACACCCCAGGCTGCAACCCCCAGCATTCGCCCTGTCAGACCCCGCCACCACCGAGCCCAACGCATGAACCCCTCGCAAGCCCGCGCCGCCCGACTCTTCACCAACCACGTCCAGCGCAACGTCGACCCGCACCCAGAGCGCGGCGATGCCGCCTTCTTCTCGGTCGAAGCCACGAGCTACGGCACCCTCTGGATCAGGGGCGAAACCGACATGACCGCCCTGGGCGAGGGCAACCTGCTGCGCGCCGTCTCCCGCGAATACTGGCTGGTCGCGGTCGGCAAGCGCGGCGGCCTGGAGGTCAAGATGGCCCCCAACTCGTACAAGCAGTTCAAGGGCAAGCGCGCCTTCGGCATGACCTTCACCTTCTGACCCTGGAGCTTCACCATGCAACGCATCTCCCTGACCCTCAAGTCGCCCATCGAGGCGAGCCCTGGCAAGAGCCTGGAGCGCACCGAGCGGTACGAGTACGAGGCGGCCAAGTTCGGCCTGTCGGTGTACCCGCTGCAGCCGACCAAGGACCCCGAGGTCTGGGTCCGCTCCAACTGCTCCTACGGCAACGTCGAGAGCATCGTCGCCTTCGCCGCCTACCGGCAGAAGGAGAACGACAAGGCGGCTGCCCAGGCCAGCAAGGCCATCGTCGAGGAGCGAGCGCGCAACGTCCGCAAGGCCGAGTCGCACTACGTCGTCCAGGCGATCCGCGAGGCATTCGACCTCGACCTGTTCCGGTGGGAGTACCGGGTCTGGTCCGAGGTCGGCGAGGAGGTCGGCGGCCGCCTGTCGGTGTTCTGCGCCCAGGAGCTTGGCGCTGCCACCGAGAAGGCTCGCAACCTCGCCCTGCGCAAGCTGCTGAAGCCGCTGCTGACCGACGCTAAGGCCAGCGCCCGCGAGGAGTACCCCGACGACTACAAGGAGGAGGAGGACAAGGACGACTTCTACGAGACGTACATCGACGAGATCGCACGCAGCATCATCGCCAACATCGACTGACCACCACCAGCCTGGAGCATCACCATGAGCATGACCACTATCAGCACCCACGAGTACACGCGACTGCGCGGGATCGAGGCGACCTGGGAAGCCCTCTTCGCCGCGCTGAAGAGCCACACGCCCGACTGCTTCTCGCAGCCCTACATCTCGGGCCGCCAGTGCGCTCTCATGGAGATCGTGCGGCTGCAGCAGATCGAGAAGCTGGTCGACCGCATCGAAATCTTCAGGGACTGACATGGACCTCATCGCCTACATCTTCGCCACCCTCTGGGCCGTCTGGCCGCTGCTGCTCCTGGCCTTGCTGGCCTGGATCGTCAACGCCTGCCGCAACCCGGTCAAGCGAGGCGCGATTTACACGCCGAGCCCCGAGCACCTCGCCAGGGAGCGCGAGAAGCTGCAGAACACCATCCGCCTGACCGGCGGCGGCAGCGTCCGCAGGGGGCGGCAATGAGCGCCCTCTGGCTCGTCCTGCCCATCGTGCTGGTGCTGGTGCTGCTCTACCTCTTCGTCCTCGCTCCCTGGGCCGACCACCTCGAAGAGCAGGAGCGCATCCGGCAGGCCGAGATCGCCCTCGACGCCTGGGAGCAGGCCGAGCGCATCTACAAGGCCAGGGCCGACATCAACCCCCACACTGGAGAGAAGCCATGACCACCGCAACCCTTCACGACTCCGGCACCGGGGTCCGCTTCTCCCGTCGCATGGGCGAGCAAGTGCCCGACACGCACTACGCCTGCGCCATCGAAGGACCCCGCATTCCCAGGCGGACGATCTTCCGGGTCTGGGTCGGCGTCATCGTCGTCCTGGCGGTCGCCCTGGCCGTTCTGAAGGCGATGTAGCCAGGGGTTCCCAGTCGATTAACGTCACTGGGAATTCCATTCTCTTCGACTAACCCGACGAACGGTATACACAGCCCCAGGCTACAGGAGGAGAATCTCTCCTGTCAGTCCCCACCACAACCCTGGAAGCTCATCATGCGATTCGATCCCGCCCACTTCGCCACCCGCCCAGCTATGCCGACCGCCGCCGCCCCGGCTGCGATCCCGATGGTCGAGACGACCGTCACCGCCGTCGCCCTGCGCGAGGCAGGCAACCGCTGGCTGAAGCGCCACGACCAGTTCGCCGACGGCAAGGCCGACACCTGCTTCGACATGGCCGACAAGCTCGACCGGTTCGGCTCGTTCGTCTCGGAGAAGCAAGCGGGCTACGCCGCCAAGCTCATCGCCTGGAGCCTGCCGAAGCCCTACAGCGCGGTCATCGAGGCCACCGTCCGCCCGCCGGTCGCTGCGCCCGCCCCGGAGCCTGTCGCCGCCGTCATCACGCTGAACAAGCTCTTCGACCTGATGCAGCGCCTCGCCAAGCTCCGCTTCGACGGCCTGACCATCGCCCGCAAGAACGGCGACAGCCTGTGCTGGATCAAGGTCGAGGGCGTCGAGAAGGTCGTCGGCAAGATCGAGCGCGGCGTGCTGACCCTGTGGCAGCGTCCGATGGTCGACCTGGGCGACCTGACCACCCAACTCCTCGCCATCGACCAAGACCCGGAGCGCGCCGCCGTCCTGTACGGCAAGGCCAGCGGCAACTGCTCGATCTGCGGCCGCGACCTGACCGACCCTGAGTCCATCGAGCGCGGCATCGGCCCGATCTGCGCCGCCAAGTATTTCTGACCACCACGCCCCCTCCGGGGGGCTTCACTCTGGAGCTACACCATGAACCACCACCCCGCCAACCTCGCCAAGGAAGCCGCCAAGGCGGAAGCCCAGGCCAAGCTCGCCCAGCACGCTCTCCGAGCCGCCCTGGCCGACGCCAAGACGATCCGAGCCCAGGCGATCTACCAGTCGATGGTCGGCCGCGCCATCCGCGAAGCCCAGGGCAATGGCCTGGGGCTGCGCGATGCCGACATCCACACGACGTCGCACATCCTGGCCCGCCAGCAGGCCATCGACGCCTTCATGGAGGAGCAGGAAGCCAAGCGCGCCCTGCAGCAGGCCATCGGCCGCGAGGCGAACCGCCAGACCGACGCGGGAGAGGACCTGTGAAGCAGTCCAAGGCTCTGAAGAATTTCAAGGAGCAGTGCGTGCGCCGACAGGCCAACCTGCTCGACCCCAACTGGCGCAGCCACGAGGACCTCTTCGCCGCGCCGCTCTGGTTCCCTGGCATGGCGACCGCCGAGTACCTGCGGCGGTTCCAGAACCTGTGCCACACCAAGCCGGTCGTCTTCTTCTTCGCCGACCGGGCAGCCCCCTGCCTCAATCCGCTGGAGCCCGAGGTGGTCGAGATCATCGACGCCCCGGAGGTGCCGTGAGCAGCCTCACCGACACCACCAAGCCGGTCACCCGGCTGACCCTGGCCTACACCCGCGACAAGGGCTACCGGCAGATCATCGCCACGCTCGACGGCCCCCTGCTCGTCCTGCGCTGCAAGGGTCTGCGCCAGCGCGAGGAGGTCGACATCGCCGCGATCTACCAGGGCGCGGTCAAGGCCAGGATGTGGGCAGCGAAGAAGGCCAAGAAGGCCGCCAGGGGCAAGCGATGAGCGCCGAGGACTACTTCGACTTCATGGACTGGGACATCGACCTCGACGAGCCCCGGCCGACCCGGCGCGAGCTAGCCCTGGAAAGCCTCGCCAAATTCAGCCGCATGCTGGCCCGCCGAAAGGCCAAGGCCACCAAGCCCCAGGCTCCCGCAAAGCGCGATTACGTTACGGGGAATTCCAAATGAAGAAGGACATGAACCAGATCATCAAGCGCCTGGAGCGCGAGGGGCTCGTCGTCGAGAAGGTCTGCACCAACGCCGGGCACCTCCGGCTGGTCCTGGCGTCCGGTGCCTGCTACACCAGCGCCAAGACCCCCTCCGACTACCGTGGCCTGCGCAACCTCGAAGCCGACGTCCGTCGACTAAACCGACAGACGGTCGTTGTGAAGATTTAAAGCCTGGGTCTACAATAGAGGCTCTCCTCCACCAACCGGACCCTGAAATGACACAAGCCCTCATCACCCGCGAGCAGTGGCTCGAAGCCGCCGTCGTCGCCATCGCCCAGGCCAACCCATCGGTCACGTTCCCGCCGGTCAAGGTGTCCTGCTCCTGGCCGGGCGGCGGATCGGCCCGCAAGCGCATCGGCGAGTGCTGGGCGCGCAAGATGTCGAAGGCTGGCATCAACGAGATTTTCATCTCGCCCAAGATCGCCGACCCGGCCCGCGTCGTCAGCATCCTGGCGCACGAGCTTGCCCACGCCATCGACGACTGCAAGAGCGGCCACAAGGCGGCCTTCGTCGCCATCGGCAAGAGCCTGGGGCTGACCGGCAAGCCGACCCAGATGGAGCTTCCCGAAGCCCTGTCGAGCGCCATCGCCAACGCCGTCATCGCCAAGGTCGGCAAGTTCCCGCACAGCACGCTCGACCTGTCGAGCCGCAAGAAGCAGCCGACCCGGATGCTGAAGTGCGAGTGCAGCGACTGCGGCGCGCTCTGGCGTCTGACCCAGAAGATGGTCGACGCCGTCGTCGGCGAGATGTCCTGCCCGATCTGCCACGCCGAGGAGGGCGTGCAGGTCGGTTGACAACCCGAGAGCCGGAGGTGTACCCTCCGGCTCCCATCTAACCTACTGGAGCCTGACGATGTCGACTGGAGAGCAACGCAAGGAAGACGGCATGGAGCGTGTCCTTGCCAGCACGCCTGACGAGTGGCACGCCCGCTGCCGTGGCTTCTACGCCGCCTACATGGACCGCCACCCCAACGGGTTCACCGGCGAAGACTGCAAGCTCGACGCCCGCGAGCGCGGCCTGGGCGAGCCCCACCACCCCAACGTCTGGGGCGCGGTCTTCAGCGGCATCGCCAAGGGCAAGACCATCGTCAAGACCGGCGAGTACGTCAAGTCGACCGAGCCCGACCGGCACGCCAACGAGGTGCCGGTCTGGCGCAAGCGGCGGGACCTGTGAAGCGCGCACTCGTCTGGCTCCTGATCGGCGGCATCTGGCTGGCGATCTCGCTCTTCCTGTGCCTGAGCAATAGCTGCAACTGAACCCTGAGGATTTAAATCGTGAACCCTTCCTGCTATGTCTACAAGATCGTCGTCGGCGGTGCCCTCTGGTACGTCGGCAAGGGATCGAACTGGAGCGACGGCGACCACTTGCGCATCGCCGAGATCGCCCGCACCGACCCCGCGCACCCTTCGGTGCGCCCCTGGCACGTCGACCTGGGTGCCGCCATCGACAGCGGTGTGAAGGTCAGGACCCTGCGGCTGAGTGAACGCCTGACCGACAAGCAGGCCGAGGACCTTCGGAACCAGTTGATCGTCAAGCTGCGGCCGCTGAAGAACCAGCAGCGGGTCCCTGGGCTCGCCCGCCAGAGCACCCGGCTGGTCAAGCTCCAGTGCCCCTCCTGCGGCTACAACGTGCGGACCACCAACAAGTGGCTCCGGGTCGGCAAGCCCTCCTGCTGCTGCGGCGCAGGACCGCTGACCCTGGTCGAGGACCGCAGCGGCCACAAGTCCACCCCCCACCACTGAAAGCCACCATGTCAACGCACGCACCGTTCGCCCCCTCCAGCGCCACCCGCTGGCTTACCTGCACCGGGTCCTTCGGCCTGGGGCTCCAACTGCCCGAGGCACCCGATAGTGCCTACGCCGCCGAGGGCACCCGCCTGCACGACGTCGCGGCCGCGATCCTGCGCGGCACCAAGGACTACTTCCCCGGCGGCGTGGTCGACCCCGCCGACCATGCCTTCCTGCTGCCCTACCTGGGCCACGCGGCCAAGGTGCTGAAGGCGTACAAGAAGAGCGGCGGCGTCGTCCGCATCGAGGAGCGGGTCGAGCACTCCGACCTCCTCTTCGGCACGCCCGACCTGATCGCCATCGACGACGAGTGGCTGGAGGTGGTCGACCTGAAGACCGGGGCTGGCATCATGGTCGAGCCCGAGGAGAACGACCAGTTGCTGGCCTATGCCTACATGGTCCTGCTCAAGCGCAAGCGGTTCGACCTTCCGATGCCCAAGGGGGTCACGCTGACCATCGTGCAGCCGCCCGACGAGGCCAAGCCGGTCAAGTCCTGGGAGACGACCAGCACCTTCGTCCTGGCCTGGGGCGTCAAGGCCGAGGCTGCCATCCGCGCTGCCCTGGCAGGCTCCTTCGACCTCGTGCCCGGCGAGCACTGCCGGTTCTGCAAGGCCAAGCCGGTCTGCCCCAAGCTCATGGGCCACGTCGTCGAGGCGTTGCCGGTCGTCGTCCGCGAGCTTCGGCCCGAGAGGCTGGCTGGCTGGCTCGACAAGGCCGACCTGATGCAGCAGTGGCTCGACTCGCTGCGCGAGGTGGCGCACGACCTCGCGTCGTCCGGTCACCCGATCCCCGGCTACGAGTTGAAGCCCAAGCGTGCCACGCGCCAGTGGGTCGACGAGGACAAGGTGCTGGAGATCGCCCGCCGCCGCCGCATCAAAATCTGGCAGGACAAGCTCATGTCGCCTGCGATGGCCGAGAAGGCGCACAAGAACATGCCCGAGGAGTTGACAGCATGCATCGTTGCTGTATCCTCCGGCTCGAACCTCGTGAAGAGCAAGGGCAACCCCCAGGCTCCTCTCGTGGCCTTGAAGTCTGAAGCAGAGCCGATGGCACCGCTGATGGCAAACCTTGCACTTTTGAAACACAGGAGATAGTCATGGGTGAAGTAGTCAAATTCGACGCGAGCAAGTTTGCCGCGACCGTCATCACCAACATGAAGCGGGCCGCCTCGACGCGGGTCGGCTTCCTGAAGATGGGCAAGGACGGAGCCTGGAGCTATGGCTCCGACGAGACGGAGGTGACCGAGGACGACCACGTCTTCGTCAACCCCAACGGCTTCGTCCACGGTTGGCAGTGCTGGGCCGACACCGACCTCGCTGGCGTGCAGTCCGAGCTTCTCGGCGACATCATCGCTGGCATGGACCAGCCCCTGCCCGACCGCCCGGCCAAGGTGCCGGAAAACGGCCGCCCCTGGGGTGAGGTGCGCGGGATGTCGGTCCTGCTGGCTGGCGAGAAGCTCGTCTACTCGACCACGTCGGTGGGCGGCCTGAACGCCTTCGCCGCCCTGGCCGAGGAGTACCTCGCCCAGTACCACAGGGACCCGGAGAAGATGATCGCCGAAGTCTCGCTCTCGTGCGACAGCTACAAGCACAAGAACAAGACCTTCGGCCGCATCTACACCCCGGTCTTCACCATCGTGAAGTGGCACAAGGACCTCCCGGCGGCCGCCGCCGAGAAGCCCGCACCGGTCGCTCCGGCCAAGAAGGTCGCCGCCAAGAAGACGAGCCCCGCCAAGCAGGCCGCCAAGGCACGCCGGGCGTCGTAAGCCACCTGGGCCAGGGCTCACCCCTGGCCCATTTCGTTACGGGGAATTCAGCCCCAGGCTACACCCCTGACCGTAAGTCGATTTTTTCAATTTTGGAATTGGCACCCATGACCCTGCCGCTGCACCTCGATTTCGAGACTCGCTCCGAGTGCGATCTGCAAGAGGCTGGCGCGTATGTCTACGCCCGCCACCCCTCGACCTCAGTCCTCTGCGCTGCCTACGCCTTCGGCGATGCGCCCGTCAAATACTGGGCGGCCGCCTCTGGGACGCCGATGCCGTCGGCACTCGCTCGCTCCCTGAAGAACCACGAGGTCGAGGTCCACGCCTGGAACGCGCAATTCGAGCGGCTGATCCTGCGCGAGGTCCTGGGCATCGACTTGCCGCTGCACCGGTTCCGCTGCACGGCCGCCCTCGCTCGTGCGCGTGGCCTGCCGGGCAAGCTGGAGACGGCGCTCGATTTCCTGGCGCTCGCCCCCGACCTCGCAGTCAAGCGACGGGGCAACGCCATCATGCTGAAGTGGTGCAAGCCGCTGCCGCCCAACCTCGCCAACGCAGTCTGGGCGAACGACCCCGGCGAGTACGTCGAGCTTCTCTCC